TCTTCCCGTATCTCCCCGATGCAGTCGGAGCCGATGCTGGACAGTCCTTTTACAGTCCGACCTAATCCCATTCCATGACGACTAAGCCTAAAAAGACCCAACCGCTACGAGGGGCAACCAAGCCGAGAGTTCATAGCCCACTTCTTAAAGGCAAGACCAGAGCTAATGAAATAATCGAGATGGTTGAGCGTCTAAAGATGGACAAACTTATGCCTTATCAGGAGTTCATCCTCAAAGACATGATGATGGTGGATAAGAAAAACAATTACAGGCGCAAGACAAGTCTGCTGCTCATAAGTCGGCAGAATGGTAAGTCTCACTTAGGCAGAGTCAGAGTTATCTGGGGCATGTTCTATGGAGACGAAAAGAAGATAATTATCATGTCTGCTAATAGAGCTACATCGTTGATGCTCTTTCGAGAGATTGCATGGATTATAGAATCAACACCAGAGCTAAAGGCCATGACTAAGGTGATTAGGTACGCCAATGGCGGGGAACGAATAGAGCTACTTAACGGAGCCACTCTCGATGTCATCAGCGATAACTCGTCCTCTCCCAGAGGTCGCACTGCTGACTTCTTATGGATCGATGAAATCCGAGAAATCTCAGAAGACGGGTATAAAGCAGCAGTTCCAGTAACCCGCGCTCGCGCTAATGCTCAGACATTTTTGACTAGCAATGCTGGCGATGTTTTCAGCAGTGTGCTTAATTCGCTTGTCGAACGCGCCAAAGAGTATCCACCAGAGACATTTGGCTATTATGAGTATTCTGCCCCGCAGTATTGCAAGATAGATATAACTCTAGATTCCTTTTGGCGAGATGCAGTAGTTCCTAGCAATCCTGCTCTGGGGTACATAATTACTAAAGAGTCGATTGAAGAAGCAATCGCTACAGCTGCTACAGAAACGACCAGAACCGAGACACTTTGTCAATTCGTGGATTCTTTGCAATCACCTTGGCCTTTTGGCATTCTTGAAGATACTAGCGATAGCACGCTAGAAATTGCTGTTGGGGCTTATACTATATTTGGTTTCGATGTCAGTCCTTCGAGAAGGAACGCATCTTTAGTCGCTGGACAATTACTTCCAGATGGAAGGATTGGCATTGGAATCATGCAGACTTGGAGTTCTCAGGTCGCAGTAGATGATCTAAAGATTGCAGCTGAGATTAAAGGCTGGTGCGATCTGTTTCACCCGCGTATGGTCTGTTATGACAAGTACGCGACTCAGTCAATAGCCGATAGATTAAAACAGGCTGGAGTTATGACCGAGGATGTTTCAGGCCAGCAGTTCTATCAGGCCTGTGGTGATCTATTGACTGGATTGGTGACAAATAAAGTGGTTCACAATGGGCAACAGGAACTTATCCAACAAATGAATAACTGTGCAGCTAAAGTCAACGACTCAGCTTGGCGTATCGTAAAAAGGCGCAGTTCTGGCGATATTAGCGCGCCAATCGGATTAGCAATGGTAGTTAGCAAGTTAATGCTTCCAGCACCTAAGCCACAGATTTACAGTTAGACACGCCTTAGCATATTGTCTATTCTCTTGACAAATGCTACAATTTCTGTCTATGGGTATCTTCTCGCGTAAGCCTCAAATCTTGGAAGCGCAAAACGCTCCACAAATTATGTCCGAGTCTTACTTGACTTATGGCAATTACTTTCCAGTCATGGTCACTCGCGCCCAAGCTCTTTCCGTACCCAGCATCAAAAGATGCCGCGATCTAATCTGTGGCACTATTGCAAGTATCCCTTTAGAGTATTACAAAAAATCTACAGGTGAAATGATTTCTCCACCAAGATGGATTGAGCAACCTTCTAAAGCTCAGCCACGATTTGAGACACTATATTTCACTTTAGATAGCCTTCTCATGTATGGAGTCAGTTATTGGCAGATTACTGAGACTTATCTTGAAGATAACAGAATGGCTAACGCAAATTGGGTTGCTAATAATCGCGTTACATTCAATACAGACTCTGTAAATAATTTCGTAACACAGTATTATCTAGATGGCGTTCCGTTACCGATGTCGGGTTTGGGCTCTTTAATTACCTTCCAGAAAGATGAAGGCATCCTTGCTGTTGGTGGTTCTACTATCAAAGCTGCACTCGATGCACAGAGAGCAGCTAGTGTCGCATTGGAAACTCCATCCGCGACTGGGTTTTTGAAAAATTCGGGAGCTGACCTTCCACCTAATGAAGTTACTGGATTACTAGCTGCATGGAAGCGCGCTCGCCAAAATAATGGCACTGCTTACTTAACTGCAACTCTTGATTATCAAACTACAGGATTTAGTCCTAAGGACATGGCCTACCAAGACGCAATTCAAGGATTAGCAACTGAATGCGCAAGATTGTGTTCTGTTGATCCTTATTATGTGTCGGCTTCGATGAACACGACCATGACTTATGCAAATGTGCAGGATGAGCGCAAGCAGATGGTTGCTTTTACTTTGCAGCCTTATGTTTCAGCGATTGAATCAAGACTCAGCATGGATGATGTCAGCACTGCTGGACATTATGTAAAGTTTAGTTTAGACGACTCATTCTTAAGAACTGAGCCAATGGAAAGATTGCTAGTGCTAGAAAAGATGTTAGCACTTGGTTTAATTACAACAGAACAAGCAATGCAAATGGAAGACCTATCACCTAACGGGAATGGCAGCTAATGGAAACTCTATATATCGAAGCATCATCAATTGAATGCTCAGAAGAGCGCAGAGAAATCTCTGGAAAGATTGTGCCTCTTGGTACTGGTGAAATCGGCCATACTAATCTTGGTGCATATACCTTTGCAGCTAACTCAATTGAGATTGCAGACCCATCTAAGATTAAGTTGCTATCACAGCACGATCTAAAGAAGCCAATTGGTCGCATGACTGCTTCAGAGACTCGTGCAGATGGTATCTATGCAACTTTCAAGTTAAGTCGCTCTTCAGGCGGTAATGACGCACTTATCATGGCGCAAGAAGGATTAGTTACAGGTTTGAGTATCGGGGCAGAAATCCTTTCATCTCAACCATCTAAAGATGGACACACAGTTGTTTCATCGGCTCGTCTAAAAGAAGTTTCTCTAGTAACTGTTCCCGCATTTGCGTCTTCAGAAATACTAGAGATCGCAGCAGAGGAAGTAATCCCTGTTGAAGAAAACCCACAAACAGAAAGCGAGACAGCTGTGGAGAATACTCCAGAGACAGTTGCAGCACCAGTAGAGGCAGCAGCAGTTGAAGCTGCTCGTCCTACAGTTACAGCAATGTATTACACAAACCCACGCCTTAACCTAAATGTTACAGCAGGCGAATATGCTAAGGCTCAACTAAACGCATCACGCGGTGACGCAGATGCTCGCGAATTAATGGCAGCTCTACAGGTTGCAACAGTCGCAGAAAACACAGGTATGGTTCCACCAACATACCTAAAGGATGTAATTGGTATCATCGATTCATCTCGTCCATTCATCGATTCAATCGAACGCGCAGCACTTCCTGCTGCTGGAATGAAGATTTTCACTCCTAAGTTAGGAACACAGGCAACTGTTGCCTTGACAGCAGAAGCTGCTGAGTTCTCATCAACAGACACAACAGTTACCTTCCAAGAAGATACTGTGGTCAAGTTTGCTGGAGCTGGGAAACTGGATGTTGAATTAGTTGATCGCTCAGACCCATCATTCTTAGATTTGTATCTTCGTGAATTAGCTGCGTCATACGCACAGAAGACAGATGCTTATGCTGCAAACATCGCTGCACAAAACTCAGCAGGCTCAACAGGCTCAACAGTCTATAAGTCAATTGCAGATGGTATTGCTGATTCATTCGGCGTAATGCGCCAAACACCAAACCGCTTGCTAGTTGCAACAAGTGGTGGAGTTAATGATATTGACTTCGCTGGACTACTTGGTGCAGTGGATTCAACTGGTCGCCCAATTTTTGCGGCGGCAGTTCCTCAGAATGCTAACGGCCTTATTTCTCAAGGTTCTACCGCTGGAACAGTTGCTGGACTTTCATTGGTAGTTGATCCAAACTACACAGGAAATGATGCAGGTTCTAAGTACGCACTTGTTTATCCTTCAATGGCAATGCGATTCCATGAATCTAACATACTCCAGATTCGTGCAAATGTAGTTGCAAATGGCCAGCTAGAAATCGGTATCTACGGATATTGCGCAGTTGTAAATCGTTACCCAACTGCATTCCGTTTCCTAGCAGTAGCGTAATCTAGCAACACTCTAAGTCGCTCTGGGGAGTAGTAGCCCTCTACTCCCCAGAGTCTTAAGAAAGGAATGGCAATGGCTCTTACAACAGTTTCAGAACTCCGCACAACTCTCGGAGTCGGTACTTTGTATACTGATGCTGTTCTCCAAGAAGTCTGTGACGCTTCAGACGCTGTTCTTATTCCGATGTTATGGACACCTAATCAATTCTCAGTTGCACATAGCAATGTACCCGACATCGGCACTCTTTATTTCAATGAACCTATTACAGAAGTCTTTTATGTTGGACAGTCTGTAACTATTACCAATTCTGGCACAAAATATAATGGCACTAAGACCATTACAGCAGTCGGTGAATACTCAATTAGCATGGCTACTACTCACACCACTACTGTTCCTTATCACATAATTGAGCCTTATGGCACAGTTGCTCCAGAGACTTACACAGTCTGGACAACAGATACAGCTATACAGAATGCAGCTTTGATGATCGCTGTCGATATCTGGCAAGCAAGAACCGCTACTCTCTCTGGTTCTAACCTTGTCGATTTCCAGCCTTCCCCTTATCGAATGAGCGCACAGCTTCTCGCTAAGGTGCGAGGATTAATAGCACATGCACTAGACCCACGCTCGATGGTGGGATAATGCCAGTTGCTATTACGACACTTAGAACGACACTTGCCACAGCTTTAGTCGATAACTCAAAATGGCAGACCTTTGCATTTCCGCCTGCTACAGTATTGGCTAATTCAGTTATTGTTAGCCCAGATTCTGAATACATCGTTCCAAGCAATAATCAGCACATCACTATTAGTCCAATGGCTAATTTTAAGATTATTATCACTACGCCTTTATTTGATAATGAAGGCAACCTCAATGGCATAGAAGATTTTGTGGTTCGAGTGTTTAACCTACTTGCTGCATCTTCTCTGGTCTATAATGTAAGCGCAATCAGTGCGCCTAGTGTTCTCAATGCTGCTTCGGGAGACCTTCTCAGCTGCGAGATGTCCGTATCAATCCTTACGAGTTGGAGTTAATATGTCCGAGTGGGAACAAGAGAACGAAGCCTTCCTGAAAAAAATCGGGCAGGTTAGCACACCAACACCAAAGCCAGCATCTACTAAGAAAGACGAGGAATAATCCTAATGGCTG